TGATATAATTAGTCTTACTTCATCTTTTGATTCAATACCAAATTTAGATAATACATCTCCTGCTCCAGAGTATGCATCATAATTATCCACATATGCCTCTATAGGCAGAGCTTCATCGAACTTAGACTGAACAACCTCTCTAATGACAGTCTTCTCTGTCATATATTTTCTTGGGATGTAGTATATGTCAACACCATACATCCTCAACTGTTCGTTGATTAGATCCTGAACAAGATTTTGCTCAGAAGAAGTACCTTGAGTAAAAAACGGATTTAACATCAGCCTATCATGTCAAGAGGTGGAAGTTCATAAGTACTCGACATTACCTCTCTAATCTTATCTAGTTCCTTTTCTGCATCATCATATATTTGTCTACCATTCAGTTCGATACCACCTGGAAGTTTTACTCCCTGGAACTTAATTAGATTCTGTCCCCACTGTCTCTTAATCAGTGCTGTCAGATAACGCTTCAGGAAACCATCATTATAAACTCTTGGATGATCATTTGGATTGAGTAATCTATAGCAGTCAATGACTATGTAATCATCTACACTGACGCTTGACCAGTCAATATCCAAGTAAAGTCTATCTGATCTAATATTAAATCTGATCTGTTTTTGTGTTGTCAATGCAAAGTCGATATCCTCAAGATATCTCTTGGTCATTGCATAAGTTAAAATTTCTGTTGATCCAAAGTAGTAAATATCATTCAAGAACAACTGATATTTAATACTGAACATATTATTGGTGGTTGTATTAGAACCATCAAAGTGAAATACTTTCGTTACTCCTAAAACTTCTGGAGGAACTTGTAAATAGTTACTGTTTTCCTCAAACTGAAAGGATACAGACTGACCATCAATCGTAGAAGTTGCGGTAGTGGTTACAATACCTTGAGGATTACTTCCACCTCTACCTCTTCCCCTATCAATATCTGCTTGAGTAATTTTATACTTTAAGAATGTGTTTGTTGTGCCGTCATAGTCGCGTTCCTGGAACACCTGGAGGGCGTCATCAACCAAATCATCAATCTGCTCATCGGCAACATTAATCTCCAATACAGGAGCACCTAACTGCCTCTTACAGTACGCAACTAATTCTGATCTACTTGCTGGTTGAGCCATTTATTCACCAGTTTCCTATGTGTATTTAGGTTCGTTGTGTGACGGTATTATATACATAAACATTGCCCGTTACCAAAGGATATGTTGTTGATCCTACAGTAACTAAAACATCATACATATATCTGCCTTGATCCAATGTCTTGGTTTGAGTATCCGTTAAAGAAACTTGCAATGTACCACCTAAAGCACTTGTTATACCAACACTAAAAGAAGTGTAATAGTCACTACCAGTCGATGCTCCAATACCAAGTGATTTAGCTAACTTTCCCGATCCAGTGTAACTTGTAAAATTAAAGGCACTATTTGAAACATTCTTGACATTAAAAGTTTGAGTAAAATCTGTCCCACCATATATGGTTAGATTTGCCCCGTAAGGAACTCCAGAATCTGGATCGAAAGTAATTGTACTAGATGCCATCTGGTTATCCTATGATTGCGATTGTTTCTTGCTGTTTATAATATAATTTTGCAAAAGACTTTGCAATATTCTTTAGCATGTCACGATCATCACAACTATCTATCTCAGATGCAATCTTCTGATATGCAAAAGACTTTTCTAATCCTTTGATTTCAATATCATTTGGGTCCATTGATTAACTCCTTTAGTAGTGACTTGATTTCATTAAGTTCATCCTTTACATTAGCAAGATCTTGCTCCATTGTCTGTACTTTTTGATTCTTTACACTTTTAGCATTTCTGCTAGCAATGTATTGATCATATGATACATTGTTTACATTGACTATACTATTTGTCTCAGGATCTCTTGCGAGATCCTTATGACCTTTTTGCGTGAATGTTTCCATATTATGCGAGAGCAATCACTCTAAGATTCTTCATTTGAGGAACCAGTTCTTGACTGGTTGATGTCATTACAAGTTTGATTCTATAAGATCTAAAGTTTGGAAGATCATCAATAGTAAATGTGCGCTCAATAAAGTCTGTATCATATGCGCTATACCCCTTCTTAATTGAATTTGCCACGAAAATATCAGGTCTTCCATCATTATTTTCTTCACTAATAACCTGACCATTAACATCCAAATTCAAATAACCTGGGAATGGTTCAAAGATTGGTTCAAATCCAGGATCTGAATTAATCGCATAGAATGCTCTAATATCAGCATCTGTAGGAATGTGAGCATCTACAAGGATTTTAATCGATGATGCAGGATTTTCAAGAGTTACTTCTTTAGAAACATACTGACATGCGCTAGGATCATTAAAGAGCGAATTTACTCTAGGATCTGTAGCATAATTAGTAACTTCTGAGTTGACTCTGTTTGATATTGCATAAACACTACATCTCTGGAGTTCAATTTGTGGAGTCAACTTAGTATTGGTTGTTCCAAGGAAAAGTCTCATTTGCATGGACTTATTACCTTCAATTGAATCCAACTTACGATCTTCATTTACCTTGGAGAAGACTGCTCTTGGAGAATCAAGGAAATTGTTTGCATTAAGGACAACATCTTCAAATCCTGCATTTACATAAGGAATTTCATTGCCACTAATACTTTGAGTAGTAACTGTTCTTATTTGTCCAGATATAGAGGTTCCTTCAACAGCAATATTGTGTATGGATGGTTTAATGATCTCAAAGGCAATGTTCTTACTAGCCTTGACATTATCTCCACCAGCAGCCTTCGATCTATTGAGGAACAATTTGGGGAATCCTGAAGCTCCAGTAGATCTATCATCATTATTATTAATGCCAAGAGTTCCAAGTTTCTGAGACATATCAAGTTTGATATGATAAGAATCTAATGTGATTGGATTTGGAACAGTTACTTCACTTAAATCATGAGTTGCATTAATTCTAGCAAGACTTACTCCCGCAAGTTCATATTTGTAGACTGGCGTGTCTATGGGATACGATTTTGGAACTGTTCCTCTAGAAATAGTTCCGCCGATGGTCGATCCTGTAGTAGAAGTGTATTCAATGACTTCTTCGCCAATTAAGAGTAATCCAGTGTTAGTTAAACCAACACCAACACCTTCGAAAGTAGAGAATCTGTCTCCTGTGCCAGCAGTTATTTGAATTGGATTTGTAGATGATTTATCATATGCGGCAGTCAATTTAGTTGGTTTAACATCAGGGAGAATACCAAAGATTCTTACAAAATTATCATCGAAATTCATTCCATGATTAACATGATTTACTTTAATGTGAAGTCCGTCAGAAATACTTTCTATTCCGTTTGATGGGATAGTAACATCTCCACCCTCAGCACTATTCAGTTCCCTATCAACATCATCACTATCAAGGAAACGAATAGTTCCAGCCGCTCCAACAGCAAATTCACCCTGAACATTACCAAGTATTAATTGAGATGTATGTCCAATACCACCCAATGTAAATCTAGCATTTCTTCCGACACTCAGTCCAGCAAGATCCGATGAAGATGGATCTGGTGTGGTAGCACTAATAGTAACTACATCACCAACTTGATATCCATTACCGCCATCATTATTGATAGTTGCTCCAATAGCAACTCCATCCTCAATAGTAATATTTGCAGTAGCTCCTGAACCATTTCCAGAAACTGCAACTAAATTTACTCCATTGTAAGTAAACGATCCATCTGCAGGAGTATATCCAACACCTGGATTGGTAACTGACAATGTGCCAGTAGCACTAGCACCAACTCCAATCAGATCTCCTTGTGCAGTTCTTTCTGCAGAAGTTCCTTGATAGAAAGTATTGCCAAGAATATAGCGATTATCTGAAATTGTTGTTCCCAATCCAACACGAATCTGATTTGAAGTAATATTTAATGGATTTTCCATTAAAGTTGCAATTTGCTTATTACCTTCAGAAAGTTCTGGACTATAAAGATCTATCGATCCAGACTCAACGAAGTCTGCTCTATACAGAGTAAACTTAAGATCTTCCCACTGACTTGCTTCCCATGTGGAGGCGTTTTGAGATTTGAATAGAGATCCAAGTGTTGGTTGATTAGAAATATAAGCATCAGATAAGATGTCATTTTCACCAACTCTAGAGATGTAAACACTATACTTAGTTGAGTTTGAAATCAAGCAGATAGCATATTCATTACCACCTTCCAGATAAACTGGAGCAGCAAATTCAAATGTAGTTGCCACAGATCCGTCAGTTGAAGTATTAACATCATCAGGATAAAGAATTACTTCAGAAAGATCAAAATACTTGGGAGTTGGGAAACCATTATCCATGGTTCTAATTTGCATTCTAACAGGAGTGTTTCCATCATCCTTAGTACGGAAGAATACATCACACTTCGTTATGAATACACCTTCTGGGTCTTCCTGTTGATCAACAAGGAAAGATTGTGCCAGGGGATCATACCAACCAACAATAGATTCACTTGTACTTGCCTGTCCAATATTTCTAGTTGCAGTAATTTCAGTATCGACAGTTCTATTAACGAGTTCGTCTTCAAAGAGTTTCTTCTGTTCAATTTTTGCATTCCTAATTGAAAGAATTTGATCCTGAACTGTCTCTAAAATACCAGAAGTTGGATATGCTTCTTCACCAACAGTAGTAGCAGAATCTTGATCATTATCTGGATCATTTGTTAGTGTAAATGTATTAGTTCCAGTTTCAAATTTAGGATTGTCTCCATTACCTGCATCAGGAATAAAGAAACTTCCTAACAGAGCCGAAGATGTATCAGTAATGAGTCTGACATTTGTTACTTCTGCTTCTGCTCCACTTGTTTGTCCAGTCAGTTTCATTCCTGTCTGGATATGACCAAAGTAATTTCCTTGTGGTTGATCTGCGAGAGAATATGTATCTACATTCAATGTTGTTGATGTAGAAGAATAAACTTCGGGAATAATTCCGCCATCAACATAAGGATTATCTGGATAAACCTCTGTTGGAGCGTCGTAATCACCTCTTCTATGATTTGATTGAGCGACTCTAAAGTTAATTCTAGGATTTGTGTCTTTTCCTTCTTCACCAAGACCTTTACTAATAACTCTTCCTTGAACTGTTTCTCCAACCTGGAATGTGCCAGAACTCATTGAGATTTCAATTAGTTTTGGTACACAGAACTTGGTGACATCTTTACCATCAAAGAAAGCATAAATTCTAGTGCTTGGTTTTAAGTTTGCTGCATAGAATTCAACATTTCTTGATCTTACATTAGAAATAACTTCAGTGCTAAGAACTTTATCGCCAACAGAAACTTCCTCAAAAGTTTCAGTAACTACATATTGCGTACCAGTTCTTTCCTTAATTCCACTTTCGATCGTATCAGTTACATCCTGCTCAATTGGTTGAGTAGTAGTCTGTTGAACCCATGCCGCAGGTCCACCCGATCCACCATTAATCCATCCACCTCGTCCAAATGTGCGACTACTAGTTGTAGTAGACTCTCTAGTATCAGTTTGAGTTGTAAATGTACCAGACCAAGTTGTCTCCCAAGAATTCCATACTTCAGGAGCAAATCCAGTTTCTGGATCGACACCATACTTTTCTTCAGCCTCAGACATGATCTGAGAATAGTTACCAATAGTATCGATTGTTCTTGCTTCTACTCTAGTTTGATCAACCCAGTTATCAGAAGCTGGTGTTAAGACAATTGTTCCTTGCCAGAAACTAATCAAGAAAGGAGTTACACTCTCAGTTCTGGTTGCAAAATTTTGTGTTATCCACTCAACATCAGAATAATCAAGACTGAGGATATCATTTTGCTTTCTAACATTAGTTCCATCTATAGCAGCAGTTCTCTTATCCTCTGTGGGATCAACATCTACGACAGGACCTGTTTGTAAGGAGAATGAGTTCGTACTATGTTTTGGTCTAAGAATCTTGTTAACCTGATCAATACTATTATTTCTACCAAGTCTCAAATCTTGAGTAGAGAATGATGTAAAGTTATCTACAAAGAATCCAGACTTAAATCTA